TTGATCATTTTCCACATACTTTATTTCAAATAAAGTATCTGATAAGGGGAAATAAAGCAAATCTCCTTCTAATGGTCTGGTTGGATTATCTGGTAAACCAGTTACACCTTCTAATAATGGAGTGATGCTGTCTTCAAATCTTCTTTGAGAAATAACAATTTGCATTTCTGCAGTTGTTCTTACACCAAATTTTGTTAGAATATTTGAAGGATCTCCAAAACCTTCATAACTTTGAACATATCCTTCAATGGGAAATGATCGATTGAATTTGGATGTGGAAACTTCTCGAAATATTGTTTTTATATTGACAAATATTCTTGGCAAATAAATGAATTCAATCCCATGAATTTTGATATGTTCATCCATCAACTCTTGAACAAGAGTTTGCTCGCTTCTAGTACCCTGTGTAAAAAATGGATTGAGCATTATCCGATTAGATCTAGTGGTGGAAGTTCGTATTCATAAGTCATACGTTCTTCAAGTTTTTCAATTTCTCTTACTGCATCCTCATAGATTTCACGACCATTCAACTCAACTCCACCTGGAAGTTTTACTCCCCTAAACTTAATAAGATTTTGCCCCCATTGCCTCTTCATCAAAGCAGTGAAATACTTTTTCAAGAATGGGTCATTATAAACTTTAGTGAATTCATTTGGATTTAGAACTCTATAGCATTGAATAATGATGTAATCATCAACTCTCATGCTAGAATAGTCTGTATCTAGATATAATCTATTTTGTCTTCTATTGAACCTAATTTGTTTATCTGGGTGTAGAATAAAATCAATATCCTCCAAATATCTTTTTGTCATGGTATAGTTCAACAATTCAGTAGAACTAAACCAGTAAATCTCATTCAAGAACAATTGATAATTAACACTAAACATATTAGTGCTAATTGCGCGATTATCTAATTTCCAAACGCGCTCAACACCAATAACTGCGTCTGGAATTTGAAGAAAGTTTTGGTTTTCTTCAAACAAAAATGTAGTGGTTCCAATGCCAGTTATATTAGCAGTTCCTGATGACGTAGTAATACCAGTATTTTTATTACTTCCTCTCGCTTGAATTGCGTCTAAAAATGGTTGTGTAACTTTGTGCTTTAGGTACATCAATTCAACACCATCCATATGGCGATTTTGATAAATCTGGATAGCATCATCCATCAAATCTTCAATTTGTTCATCCGCAATATTGATTTCTAATACAGGATATCCAAGTTGCCTTTTGGCATAATCTACTAGTTCCTGTCTAGAAGCAGGGTTTGCCATTGATATACCTACTTTTTTCTATTTATCAGCTAATAATGATGTCAACTTCATCTCCAACATTCAATCCATTAGTAAATGTAACTGTTGTTGGAGTTGTTGTTGTAAAATCGGTGGTTCTTCTCATTCTAACACCGTTTACATATACAACAATATAGTTGCCAGAACTAAAATTTGATGAAGTCGTAAATATTGTTTGATTTTGAGTTGCTGTTAGTTTGGTTTCTGTTTGATTACCTGCGTAAATAATAATATCAATTTCATCGTTCAAATTTGCTCCAGATAATAGAGTTACTATATTTGTAGATGAGGTATAATCTGAAGTTGATCGTAATTTTATTCCGTTTATAAAAACTTCTATAAAATTTCCAGTAAGTGTTGCTGTTGTTGTAAAGACTGTTTGTCCAGATGTTGCTGTAAAAAATTCCTCTACTGGAGCAGATCCACCACCAGAGACATCTGCAAATGTTAGATTACCTGCACCATCTGTTTGAAGAACTTGACCACTAGTTCCATCAACAGTTGGTAAAATGAAATTATTGAGTGAAGTTATTGTTGCTGCTGTTGATACAATATTTCCACTGATTGTACCAAAACTTCCTATACCCGAATATAGTTTTCCGATGTATGGATTATACGTCAATCCATTGGACTTTAGTGTTTGATAACCAGTTGTATTATCTAAAAATGGAACAGTATGCCATTGATTTCCATTATCGGATAGTACATTTATTTTTGTCGATCCAGAAGATATACCACTAATAGTATTAGTAACTTGTAAATCTGTAGTGGTAATAATTCCAGATAATACTGTTGATGTAGAAATTCCTACTTCTATGATTTCAGTGCTTACACCAGCATTTTTTGCAAGAAAAACTTTACCATCCCATGTGTTGATGGCAAATTCTCCTAACGGCAACTGAGAAACAGTAGGTACTTTTCCTGGTTGCGATGATCGTTTTATTTTGATTGCTGGATTTGCCATTCACAAAAACAAAAAAGTCTGCTATCTAGCAGAGACTTTAGATCCAAAAATAACGACCGTCAGAAATAGTATATACTCTCTTTACGGAAGATTTTGTGTTTGAATTTGGTGTCTCTAACTTGGTTTATTGGTATTATTTATGTGTTATAATTACGGTAGTTTTTACATATGCTCTTGAAAACCCTTGCCATTCTTACTGGACCTCAAGGATCTGGTAATCATCTTTGGTCAAAAATATTTTCACTGCATCATGACGTTTTTGGTTGGAAAAGTTTATTGGATAATTATTGGGAAGCACATCGTACTGCCGAACCATTTGCAAATTGTTGGAAAAATACAGAATTACTAAAAGACTTTGATTGGAGCACTCATGAATACTTTTTTACCAGCATTAGTATTCCTTTGGGAATTGCAAGTGCAGGAACTAAGTGGTGTCCTAATGTACCTGCATTTGCTCAAGCAGTTGAAGATTTGGGAATAAAAACTAAAATCCTAGTAATAGGAAGAGATCAAAATATTTTACACAATCAACAAACTAGACTTAGAGAAGAAAGTACTTTAAGACATTTTTTGGATCAACTTCCCAGAATGAAAAATCCAACTTATCTGAGTTATGAATTATTATATCTTTATAAACAAGAATATCTAAAATCTTTAGATATCGGTATTCCTATTGCTTGGTATGATAAACGAGTGAATAATATTTTGGAAGAAGATGCAAACGAAAAATATATCAAATATGTAGAGCACAATTTATTAGATAATTGTAATAAGACTGCAAATACAATAAAAGAACGTCCATGAAAAAACTACTTATATGCACTGGACCTCAAGGATCTGGCAATCATTTATTTGCAAGAATATTAAGCCTTCATCCTGATGTTATTGGATGGGAAGAACTAAAGCACAAGTATTGGGTTCCTAGTGATGAAGAACCTTTTGCAAGATACTGGGTATATCCAGAAGAACTTCAATTTCCTGATGGGAATTATTTCCTTGCAAACGTCAGCGTTCCTTTCTTTTACGATGGAGTAAAACAAATTCCAAAAATTATTGAAGTTTGTAAAAGGGCAAAAGAACTTGGGGTTGAACCAACTGTTGCTATTATTGTACGTGATCAAAATATAAATTCCTTACAACAAAAAAGGGTCGGTGGCGAAGTTACGCTACCGACCGCTGTTTCTTATTATAATGAAATTATAAACTCTGATATCGATTATCACTTCTTAGACCATGAAGCATTCTTTCTCCACAGAGAAAATTATATCAGATATGTTGGAAGAATATTGAATTTTCCTATAACAGTGGAAGGCATCAATACCTTTATTGATAAAGATGCCAACCAAAAATATATAAGCTACGTGGATGAATATTGGTTAGATAAGACCATCAGAAATGGTCGTAAACCATTCAAACAGCGATAGCGGTGTTCTGACGGGAGATCTCTAGAAGATCTGCACGCATTTGAGCGACCATGCTTAGGACACTCTCTTGTAGTTCAGCAGCACCTTCTACAAGTTGTTCTAGTTTCCAAGCACCAACGTTAGCATGAAAACCTTCTTCCTTAGCAATAGTAGCGTAACGTGAGGCGATGAACTGATCTTCTACACATTCTGCCATTTCATTCCATACTGCTTCTGCACGACCTTCAGCAACGAGCTGATATGCAGCAAGAGCAGCAGGATCTTGGGATGCGCCGTACTTGTCTAGAAGTGAAGCACCTTTTGCTTGTGGTGCAGCAGATTCAGCAGCAAAAGCATCCTCAATATCAACCTTCTCGCCAGAGATGTGTTCGATAACTTCCTTTACCATACGGAAGTGACGTGCTTCGTCATGTGCTTGCTTGGTTAGAAGCACAAGTTCGGTTACGTCCATCGAAGGTAAAGCAGAAGCGACCTCAGCAGAGAGTGCTTTCATATTCATTGCTTCGTTGACCATACGACCACGGAAGTGCTCAACCAGGATCTCTTTGCTTGGATTTGAAGCAAAGAAATTACGAACGTTTGTACGTGATTCATCAAAGAGAGCAGCATTTTCTTTTTTAATTTTTTCTACAAATTCTTTTCCAGAAAGCATTGTAAACTCCTTTATATAATGTTTTTATTGTTTACAATGTTATTTAGTAAACATAAAAAAGTAACGTAAGTGATTATGAATAGTATACTCTTCTTCTAAGCATTCTAATGAATATCTATATTGATCTTTTATTTGATAGATTTTATCTACAGTCCATGGATACCAAACAATTTCTTTATAATCTTCTTCATTTCTCCAAGTATGTTTTAGTCCAGGATTGACTCTAAAAATACATTGCTTAGTCCAAATGCCATCAAGGATCTTAATTTGACTGTCAATAGTTTCTTCGTTGCCAAAATTAATTGATCCTAAACATAATGCAATATCCGCTTTAGGACCCTTGTATTGTTCTAAAGATATTTGATGGTCTGCTCTGTTATTAAATGGATCTATTCCCCAAAGATTATTAATTTTACCTTTAAATCTATTAAATCCACAACCAACATCTAAGACACGTCGTGGATTTTTTGAGTTTACATAATCAACTAATTGATATCCAGAATATTTTAAATTTTCAAAATTTTCATCTTGCCAAATACCACTAAAATACTCTTCCATTAAAATTCACCACCATCGGGTTTTTTTGCAGATCTTTTTGGTTTTTCTTCTTGCAATTGCGCTTGAAGTTGTTGAAGTTGCTGTGACAAAATTTGTATTCTTGCCTCATAAGCAATTGCTTGAGCAGTAACGTCACTCAAACGTTTTTGATATACTGATAAAAGTGCTTCAATTTCTGGGTTCATAAAAAAAGAGGAGCAATAATGCTCCCCTATTTATCAGGTTTTGGAAGTTCTTATCAGAACAATCCGCCATCAATTGTGATGTTTTCTAGTGAACGTACACCGTTGCTGCAAGAAATAACTTGCGAAGCACCAGCACAATCATTTAGATATAGAGAACCAATTTCTAAACCAGCAAATGTTGATGCTGTTAGAACTCCACTGCTTTCGGAAACTTGACTTGCTGCAACCATTCTTCCTGCGGAATCATCCCAGTAGAATGCTGCTTTCTTAGCAGAACTATCGAAGTAGTTCATTACAACACCAACGTCCTTGTTGGTATCAGTTCCTGGAGCAGATCCATCAACCATCTGAAGTTCGATGAGTGTATCTTCTACAGTCATCTGAATTGTATTGATCTGGGTTGTCGTTCCGTTTACGGTTAGATCGCCAGAGATGATTACACTACCGCCAATGCTTACGTTGCTTCCGAATGTTGAAGCAGCAGAAACATTAGCACCACCAGTTACAATTAGACCGTTAGCACCGAAAGTTAGGTTTCCGCTATCTACAAGAGCACCAGAAGCACCAGCAAGAACAACACGACCAGATGTTAGATCAGAAACAGTCGCTGAAGATAGAACTGTTTCGCCACCAGAAACGTCTAGACCGCCGTTTAGATCAGTTGCACCCGTTACAGTCAATCCAGCACCTACAGTCGCTGTATCTGCCTTTAGGTACGAAATGGTTGATACGCCAACCGAATTTAGATTTCCTGATACGTTACCAGTCACATTGCCAGTTAGATTTCCTGAGAAACCACTGGTTGCTGTAATGATACCAGATGCAACAACGCTTGTTAGTGAAATATCATTATCTAGATTGACAGTAACACCATTGGTTGATGCAGAAGTGGTTACGTTTGTACCACCACTGATTGATAATGCTCCTGTTAGAAGATCAATATTTTCAGTACCACTATCGCCAGTTACTGTTAGAGCAGTACCAACAGACGCTGTTGTGACAGCAGTAACAAGACCTTTTGCATTGACAGTAATGACTGGAATTGTCGTTTGAGAACCGTATTGACCAACGTTTGAGTTTACTGTAGCAAGAGTAACAGCGAGACCAACGTTTGCAGTTCCATTGAATGAAACAGTAGCAGATGAAGCATCACCAGTAACTTGGATATCTCTTGCATTTTGAAGTGCAGTAGCAGTGCTGGAATTTCCAGTTAGATTTCCAACAAAACTACTAGCAGTTATAATGCCCGAAGCATTTACTGTGGTTGCTTGTAGGAATGCTGCTGTTGAAACACCAGTTGCGTTGAAGTT